GGAGCGATCGACGGGCGTTTCCACTACGAGTACCAGGGCGACGGCGCCGGCATCGCCTGCCGAGTCGGCGCGGTAATCCGCGGCGAGCGCGAAATCACGTGGGGCGAATGGCTCAAGGCGAGCGACGTCACGACGAAGAATTCGCCGCTGTGGAAGACCAACCCGAAGCAGCAGCTCGGCTACCTGCAGGTCAAGAACTGGGCGCGGCTGTACTGCCCCGGCGCGATCCTCGGCGTCTATACGCCTGACGAGCTAGAGCATCCCGCCGAGCGCGACATGGGCTCAGCCGAAGTCGTCGATCGCCCCGCCGCGACGACAAAGACCGACGCCCTGAAGTCCCGCCTCGGCGCCAGCAAGAAGGCCGCGCCGCAGCCGCCGGCAGTCACCGTCGATCAGGTGCTCGCGGCGATCGCCGCCGCCACCGACCGCGAGACGATGGCCGCCGCGAAAGCCCTCGGCGCGCAGCTCCCGGATGGCCCGGACAAGGACCGCGCCGTCGCCGCCTACTCCGAGCGTGTCGCGGCGCTGAAGGCTGCCGCCGAGCAGGCGCAACCTGCCGACCCGCAGACCGGCGAGATCACCGACCCGCAAGACGATTTCCTGGCCTCGTATGACGCTGCGAGCGGGGGGTGACAAGTGAGCGACACCGTCCAAGACAACTACGCCGAGGACGACTTCGAGTCGCTTCTCGATGACGCCGAATCGAACGCTGCGAACGACTGGGAAGAGCGGTTCGTCGCCGACATGCGCGAGCGCTATCAGCAGTACGGCAAGCGCATGTTCATCAGCCAGTCGCAGCGCGCGCATCTCGAGCGCATTGCCGACGACGAATGAGGACCGACCACATGATCCGCAACATCATCGCGTACCAGATTCCGCACGGCTGGCCGTACTCGGCCGTTGAGATGACATTGTTCCTGTCGCGCCGGCAGTTCGTCGGCTGCGGCCCGATGGATGTCGCCGCAACCGGCTTCGTGCCGCCGCGCGACGAGGCTGCGCTGTGCGAGCCGATCGCCGGGCGCTATCTACTTTGCCATCAGCACGAGGAAAAGCTGCTGCCGACCTCCGTCGTCAATGAGTACGTCGAGATCAAGTGCGAGGAGCTCGAGCAGGCGCAGGGCTACAAGCCGGGCCGCAAGCAGCGCAAGGGCCTCAAGGAACAGGTCATCGCCGAATTGTTGCCGCAGGCCTTCACGAAGAAGCGGCGCACGCTGGCGTGGATCAACGCGGAGCGCGGCTGGCTGATCGTCGAAGCGTCGAGTGCGAAGCGCGCGGAGGACGTGCTTTCGGACATGCGCAAGGCGCTTGACGTGCTGCCGGTGCAGCCGCTGCAGACGCATGAAAACCCGATCAGGATCATGCGCGAATGGCTGCATGACGGCGAGGCTACCGGGGCATTCACTATCGACCAGGACTGCGAACTGATTTCGCTGGGCACTGACGAGGGCGCCGTGCGCTACGTCAATTGCTACCTCGGCGGCGAGGACGTCCGCATGCATCTGGACGGCGGCAAGCTGCCGTCGATGCTTGGGCTGACGTTCGACGATCGCGTGAGCTTCATCGTGACCGAGCGGCTGGAGTTGCGGCGAATCGTGCTGCTCGACGTTGTCGCGGAGCGAGCGACTCAGGACGCCGACAATGCGATCGAACTGTTCGATGGGCAATTTACGCTTGCGGCCAGCGAGATCGAGGGCGCGCTTGATGCGCTTGTCGGCGAGATGGGCGGGCTTGCCGTGAAGCCCGTCGATGGAGACCTGATAGACCGGCGCGTCAAGTCGCTCGTGGATGCGCAGCGCGTCGCGCTCTCGCATGCGCGGCGTGGCGGTCGCGTCGAAGTCGGCGCATTCGTGCCGCTCGGCGAAGCGGTACCGGGTGCTGAATGGCGCAAGGTGAAGTGATGGATGAAAGCTACGTTCCCACCCCACTCGGCATCGCAGTGACCGTCGTTCCGGAGTCGTTCGCTCGGGCCGTGATCGATGCGATCGCCCTGCACATGCGGCGCCACTATGGGGCTACCCCAGGGATTGTGCTTGAGGATGGCCAGCTGCGGTTCGTGCGGCTTGAGCGGCAGGAGGCCGACCATGCGTGAGCGACCGATTCTGTTCAGCGCGCCGATGGTGCGCGCGATCCTCGCCGGCAGGAAAACGCAAACGCGGCGCGCCGTGAAAAACACGGGCCTCTATGCCATCGATGCAGCAATTCACGGAGAAGATGTCGCGCGGCGAGAACTGGCGGCGCTGGCGACGCGCTGTCCCTACGGCCAGCCCGGAGACGTTCTGTGGGTGAAAGAGACATGGCAAGGGCCTTTGCTCGGCGAGGGTGTTCCGGCACCCGAAGATGCGTACAGCCCGAAGTATTGCGAATACCGCGCTGACGGCGGGCCGGCCCCGGAATTCATGACGTCTGATGACGTACTGGTACGCCGCTGGCGCCCGAGCATCCACATGCCCCGATGGGCGAGCCGGATCATCTTGGAGGTGACGGCTGTCCGCGTCGAGCGGCTGCAGGACATCAGCGATCGCGGCCCGCAAAACGACTGCACCGCCGAGGGCGTTTTCCACTGCGGCATGGACGTGCCGAGCTACGAGGCATGGAGCACGAGCGGATTACGCTCCTCGGAGAAGTACATGTATCGGCAGCTGTGGGAATCGATCAACGGCGCCGGCTCGTGGGACGCCAATCCGTGGGTCTGGGTTGTCGAATTCAGGATGCTCGACCATGCGTAAGCGCGGCCGCCCCATCAACCGCCGCGCGAAATCGCTCCCCGGCATCGTCGTGCAGGCGTGCGACATGCGCTACGAGCTGCGACTGCGCGAGTGCGTCGAGGCGTTCCGGCACGGCTGTGCGGATGCAGCGCATCACGCCGACCTCGCAGACTGCCGCGACCTGATCCTGATCGCGCTCGAATCCGGGCATTGCCGGCACGACGGCAGCGCGCATGTGGCGATCGATTTGGCCGGCGTGGCGCTCACGAACATCATCGAACGGCAGAGCGATCGCGGACGCTGGGGATGTACGGGCGACGAGCTGCAGGCGTTGGAGCTGCTCGCTGAATACTCGCTCGATTTCTGGAACAGGCGCTCTGGAGCGCTCTACTACGACGCGTACCAGCGGCTCAGGGCGATCCGTGTTGAGCAGGCGCGGCGGTTGCGGGAGGCGGTGTGATCCGCAATCAATTCATCCTCGACCTGAACTCCGAGATCATCGTCGACAACTTCGCCGGCGGCGGCGGCGCCTCGTGCGGCATCGAGCTTGCAAGCAAAAGATGCCTTGAACAAGACGCCCAACGATCAGCATAACCGGCAGCCGTAGGCTGTTCGGGTTGATGCGCCAGTTGGGCGCGGAGGATTGAGAGATGGGGACATACGTTGTTTGGTGCCCGGATATGGGCCAAGAGCAGGAAGACGGCGCGACGATTCCGGCAACCGACCCCGCCGATGCGGCGGAAGGTTGGGCCGAATGGTACGACCGCAATAGCGCCGAATACTGCATTTCCAGCGGTCGCGAGAAGATTGTGATCGTCCGCGACATAGCAACTGGCAGGCAAAGCGAATGGATCGTGCGCGGCGAGTCGGTGCCGTATTACACGGCGCAGCCGGTTGAGTCGACGACGATCCGGGCTCAGGTGGCGCCGGGACGCTGGGCAGATGTACCGCGACGTAGCGAGGACCAAGAATGAAACACACCCCCGGCCCGTGGATTATCGGCAAAGGCACCTACGAGTGCCGAAACATTTATGCAGCCACCCCCGCAATCGATGACGAAGGCTTTGAGTTTCACCCGTGCATCGCCGCCATAGAAGACAACGACGTTGATTGCTGGGATGGCAATTTGCGATTGATTGCCGCCGCGCCGGAATTGCTCGCCGCGGCAATCAAGGTGAACGCATTGAGCATCCAGACCGCTGCGCACAAGGAACTGCGTGACGCCATCGCCAAAGCAACCGGGTGGGAAGCAGTGCCCGAATGCACTTGTGCGGCGAAAGATATGCCATTTGGTCGATGCTGCAAATGGTGCGGGCACGACAACGACGCCCATGACCGGCAATACGGCTGCGCAGAGGACGGTTGCGATTGTGAGACGCCCAACGGTGGAGGTAACGCGCGCCATGACCACGGCTGAGAGACACACCAACGCTTCCGGCGTCGCGTTGACCGTAGGGTTGGGCGTCACTTCGTTTGCTCCGACCGTCTGCATTGATGGGCGCACGCTGGAACCGGCCGGCTGGATGTGGGTTCTCGGCTTTGCGCTTGCCGGCTGCGATTGGGCAGTGAAAGAGGCGGAAACGCCAGAATTCAAGGCGCGTGCTGCCGAATGGATGCGCGACCGGAAGCGGCTCGAAGCCGAGCAGGAGATTACCGCACTGGAACGCCGGATAGCGGAAATACGGGCGCGACTGACGCCCAACTCTTCTTCCCCGACAGATTCTGTCGGATAACGTCCCGCCGCACCACGCAACCCCGCGCCACGACTGAAACAGCGAAACGAAAAGCGACATGCGTACAGATACATTCCTGACGCCTGACGAGCTTGCAGACCTTTCTGGGCTGGAGCGCCCGTCAGCCATCAAGCGATGGCTAGCCGACAACCGAATGCCGTTCCTCGAAGGGGCGGACGGATGGCCGCGTGTGCTGCGTGCGGCTATGCTGGCGCGGCTCGGCGGGACTAAGATTCAGGACAAGCCTGAACCTCGGCTGAGGCTTCGCCATGCCTAAACGCACGCTTCCGCGCTGGATGCACTTCAAGCACGGGCGCTACTACTACGTCCGCCGAAACCGATGGGAGCCTCTCTCGCGCGACTATCACGAGGCGCTCGTCGAGTACGCAACCCTGATCGCTGCTGGAAGCGCTAAGGAGCTGCAGTCGCTCGTCGATCGCGCACTCGCGGACATGGCGAAGGAGGTCGCGCCGAGCACGATGAAGAACTATCGGTCGTGCGCGCGGCGCGTGCTTGAAGCGTTTGACGAGTTCGCGCCGAAGCAGATCAGACCGACGCACGTCGCGCAGTTCCTGGACGACGCGAAGAGCACGCCATCTATGGCAAATCTGCTGCGCTCATTCCTGCGCGGCGTGTTCGTGCGCGCGGTGCGATGGGGCGTCGTCGAGTCGGACCCGACGCGCGACATCAAGCCGTTCAAAGTCGGCAGGCGTGATCGGTATGTCACGGATGCGGAGTTCTCGGCGATCCGCGAGCAAGCAAGCCCGACTCTGCAATGCTTGATGGACATTGCCTACATTACCGGCCAGCGCATCGGCGACGTGATGGGCATCCGGTACGCTGACATCGGCGACGACGGTCTGCGCATCCGGCAGCAGAAGACCGGAGCGCGCGTGCTGATCACGATTACGCCGGATCTTTCGAACGCGATCGCGCGGGCGCGAGAGCTGCACCAGAGCGTGAAGGGTCTGACGCTCTTCCACCGCCGCGACGGCTCGGCGCTGGCCTACAACACGATCTACGGCCACTGGAAGCGCGCATGCGAGGCGGCCGGAATCTCCCAATCCGCAGCCGGCGCACTCCTGCACTCGACCTGCCGCGTCTGGCAGCAGTGGGAGTACGGCGCCCGCCGCATGCACCCTGCGTTCTGGGAGCTTTTCCAGTTGAAGGTGGAGCGAGGCGAGCGCAGTTATCCAGACCGCCCGCAACACGAATAGCGTGAGCGTGAGGGGATGCCCGTCCCGCTCCGGTGATCACATCGCCTGAGCCGGCGGATAGCTCGGCTCGACGATGACGGGCTCGGGCTGTTCGACCACCAGCGGCGGCGGCTGCGTCACGATGACCGGTGCCGGCTGCTTGACGACGAGCGGATCTTTCGCGATCTGCCCGGCCATACCGCCGACCGTGCCCCACATCAGGCCGTCACGAGCGAGGGCGTTGTCGGACTGGCGCAGGCCGAGCCGAAGGTTCGCCCAGGTCTGCAGCCCTTGTCCGAGCGCCGGCACGACCACCGATGCCCACTGCAGCGCCTCGTTCGGCGGCTGCTGCGGAATCGCCATCTGCGGCAGCCCGCGCGACTGGCTGCCGAGCGCAAGCGCCATCGTCGCGGCGATCTTCGCTGATGCGTCGCCACTCTCAGCGATGCGCATCAGCGCCTGATAGCGGATCGCGTCGGCCTCGCTTGCCGCGCGCATCGCTTCGACCTGCCGAGCGTTCGCGCCGTCGATCGATGCGTAGTAGTCGCCCATGTTGGCGCAGCCGGCCAGCAGCGCGGCGAGCAGCGCGGCGAGCAGGATCAGGATCGGTCGCATGTCATTCCTCCGGGAATGTGCCAGGAAACGAAAACTGCGCCGCCGATGCGGAGCAGAACCAGTGATACTCGCCGCGGATGTCGAGCACCCAGTACCGCGGATCGGGGGCGTTGCTGTACGAGCCGTAGCGCTGCCACTGCATCAACTCCACCCCCCGTCACGCTGCTTGCGCCGCTGATCGATCACGATCACGCCGGCCACGATCGCGACGCCGGCAATCACGAGCAGCGGGTCGATACCGAGATTCGACGCGAATTCCTTGATGGGCTGCGTGACGGCAGATAGCGCCGCGGCGACACCGCCGAGCACCGAAAGGATTCCGGACTGCGCAATCGGCGAGGTCGTCAGGCTCGATTCCGGCTCGACCTCTTGCGCCATCGGCAGGCGCTCGATGCCATCGTCGGGCGTGAGATACAGCGCCGCCTCTCGGGCGCGTCGTGCGGTCAGCCCCGGCAGGACTTGCCCGCCTGCCTTATTCCACAGCGCGAAGGCCCGCGCCGCCGCCTGGAAGTCGCCAGCGTTGTGCATGCGGCGCACGGTCGATCGCTCGAAGCCGCCCAGTCCGATGTTGTAGGCCAAGCTGACCATGGCGCCTAGCTCGTTCGCCGAAGGCTCTCGCGTGAGCAGATTGCGCACACCATCAGCGAATTCGATCAGTGCGTCGCAGAACCGCCGGTCGGCCTGCTCCTGCGTCCATGTGTCGCCCATCTTCACGCCGCGTGTTTCGCCCCATCCGATCGTGGGGACGCCCACCACGTCGCGGTATGCGGTGAGCCGGCAGCCCTCCGACTTCGCAATCTCGACGACCGCATCCCATGCGATCGGCCACGGCAATTTGCGGTCAGGCAGTTGCATCGTCGTCCTCCTGTCTCGGCTTGCGCTCCCACAGCCAGCCGCAATTCGGATGCATGGGATGCCCGTTGATGCACTCGCGCCGCACACCGGCCGGGCTGTCCCACTCGCGCAGATTGACGCAGCGCAGGCAGCATTCCGGCGGCTGCATCAGCGATCGGTCGGGGCTGGCGATCACAGTAGCCCCACCGCTTTCGCCACATAGACGAGCACGACGGTCGCCGCAGCGACGACGCCACGCTCGACCCATCGTGATGTGAGCTGCTGGACGGGCATGTTCTGCTCGATGGCGCCCAGACGCGGCTCGACGTTCTCGCGCAGCCGTGTCTCGACCTTCCCGATTGCGGTAAAGGCCCGCTCGAGCGAGCCGCTGATTGCGACCTGACGCTCCTCGAGGCGCGCGAGCCGCTCCAGCGCATCAGCGACTTTCGCGACGGCTACTCTGATCTCCGACACGTCCTCACGTAGTGCGCGCAGCTCGACGGCAGATACAGCGTCATTCGACATAGGGCTCCTCCGGTAGCGGGTCTTGATCGGCCTGCGTCTCGCCGAATACGATCGGCCAGCCTCGTGAGTAGTCGTGCTGCAGCGGATGGTCGGCAGCTTCCATCGCAGCTTTGTGCGCCTCGGCAGCGGCGAATGTCGCTTGCTCTTGTGCTGCGGCAGCCGCGAATATCTCGCCGGCAAGCGCCTGCGTCATTTCGACGAACGAGCCATCCATCGTTTTCCACGCGAGCCCGGCCGGAATCGACGCCCCCATCATCACGAGCCCGAGCTGCTGGCTGCGGCTCTTGAGGTCGGAGTGGAACCACGCGCCGGCCGCCGGGAACCCGCCTTGCAGGGTTCGGCGATCACGCATCTGCTTGATCTGCGACCACATGCGCTCTCGTTCGGCGGCGATGTCGCGTACGGGCGCTTCCGCTGTGTCAGGCGTATTGCCCGCCTTGACCCACGCTTGATAGTCCGGCCAGTCAGGATGCGTGCGCGTGATGTGGGCGCCGTCGCTCGTGCGAATGACGCCTGCGCCCGGATGAATGCGGTACATCACGCCACCCTGCGCAGCTTGGTGAGCGCAAACGCCGTGCCGCCGACCGCCCATGCGGTGACGATCAACTCGATCCGCAGCGACACATTGAACGGAACCTGATCGAGCGCGACGACCGCCCCGTTGATGTAGCCGACCAGATAGCGCGTGAAGTTCGCGCCCTGCGCAGTCGTCGACAGACTGACCGAGTGCGCCACGCCGTCGATGGTCACGCGCAATTCCGCAGCGATGTTCTGGTTGATGGTACCCGCTGTAGTGCACTGCAGGGCGGCGTACTGGAGCACGCCGGCGCCGGTGATGTCGATGATCGTCGTGGTACCCACGCTCGATCTCGAACCGCCTGTCGTGAATCCATTCAGAGAGGGGGTCGCGCCGCTGACGCTCGACGTTGGCGGGTACAGGCCGCCGGCAATCGGCGCCAGGCCGTCGGCGGTGGGCAGGAGGCCCAATCGGTCCTGTAGCGCTGCGCGCGCATCGGTCCATGTCGCATTGCTCAACGCCGTCGAAGCCGGTGCACGACTGCTGATCGTCGTGTCAATCCGGTCGCGGTGCGTCGTGGTTCCCGGCATACAAGAACTGATATTGGCGTCAATCCGGTCCCGGTGCGTCGTCGTTCCGGGCATGCGACTGGACACCGTGGCGTCAATGTTATCCAGCTTCGTCGCACGTGCTGCGGTGAGCCGATCCAACAGCGTCTTGAGTTTTCCGGGAACCCCGGCAAGCATTGCAAACATAATCATCCCCAGCTAGTAGTCGTTACATTTCCGGCAGTGTCATAGTTGATCGTCTGCGTGCCGATCGTGTCGTATGACGACCCGCTATTGTTGCTATACGAGAGGATCATTTGTGTGACATTGCCATCAACGCCGCCGCTCGTGCCCCATGTCAATTGGGCACGCAGTCGCTCAGTGCCCTTGCTAAATAGCATCGTAGTCGGCTGTTCCGCCGTACCACCGGATTTGGAGTAGGCCCATCCTGCCATATTGCCAAGCACCACCGCATCGCGCAGTGCCGCAAGCTGTGCCCGTGCATCCGTTGCGAATGTCGTGCCATTGACGCTCGCTGATGGCTTCGTATTGTCGAATTGCGTGTATGTCATTTTCAGACGCCCTTAAATGTCCAAGATGCACTGCCTGCTACTTGCGTGCCGCCGGAGTCGAATTGATAGACGAGGAAGGAGTTGGACGGGCCGCACTGCACTTGCACTTGCCCGGTCTGATATGCGTTTTGGTTAAAACTTGGCTCACCACTGGTCCAAAGCTGAAGTCGCGTATTGCCTGCCCCGTCGGTGATGCGGATATTGCGATAGACGGCTGCATACTCACCCGCTTCGTCCGCTTCATTCACGAGATTGACGCGGTTGATTGCGACGCCGACGCCGGCCACCAAGCTGTGTTTGCGGCTGAACCACTGCCCCACCGGGGCACTGCTATTTGGGACGTGGATCGCCCCTGTGATGGGGTCGTTGGCCGAGGCCTGCCCACGGAAATCCGATGGCGCTGCCACGAGATCAATTTCCATGCCGCCCGGGTTTAATGTGCCAGTTTTCTTGACGATGAACACGTCGTATTCGAGATGGTCGCCGGGTTGGATCACGCGCCCGCCGGCGTTGCTGATCTGCCAATACACGAATCGATTGCCGCCCCCTGCGCCGACAGTGTTGCTCAACTGCAGCCCCGTCGCCGGCGCCACCAGCACCCGGTCATACACACTCGTCCGAGATGCGGTGCCCCTAGACGCCAGCGAAATCGACTGCGCCGCGCCGTACTCAATGCCGAGTTGGACCAATGCCCCGCCGCTCGCAAGCGTCGTGACGAATCCCGTTTCCTCGCGCGGCACGGCGTCAATCCGCACCTGAGCGGTCGGCAATGTGACGTGCAAAAAGCTTCCGCTCTCAGCACTCGCCTTGAGCCGCGCAAATCGCGCTCCGGTCTTTGCCGTCAGCGATTCGTATGCCGTCCAACTCGAGCCATCCGGCCCGACCTCCATTGCCTTACTGATCGTTCCGGCAACCGCCGCTGCATCGAATGTCCCCGACCAGTTGCCCGAAAGCGACTGGCCGAAGTCGTACGATTCAGAAGTCCAAGACGAAGTCACGTTGCCGTACGTATAGAGTGGGTTCGTGTAGGTACTCATCGCATTCGCGAATTTCGTTCCCCACGCGACGCCGTCCTCAGTCACGAATCGGCGCACCGTATCCGTCCGCCCGAGCCGGTATTCCGCCATGTTGCTGAGCGTCGGCGAGTCGAACTCCGCGGTATCGACGAGGAACGCCGCGCTGTCGCGGGTCACGTCGAACGTGACCGTCGCCGCCGTCTCGCTAAAGAAGCCCTCAACGGAAATGGACTTGATCAGGAACTTCCACGTCCCTTCCGGCACGTCGCGAGACACAAGCCGCAGCGTGTCGGTGCGATTGAGCAGCGTCGCGTCGTCCCACGTCACAGATGTCGTGCCGTAGCGAATCTCGTAGTTCGCCACGCCGATGCCGGGCACGGCATTCCAGCTCAACCGAGCCTCGCCGCCGACCTCGAATCCGGTGAATCCGGTCACTGCCGCCGGAGCGCCGACTGTGATATCCACACGGGCATCGTTGAGTGAGTACAGGCCGACAGAATCGAGCGCGCGAACGATGAACGCATGCGTGCCGAGCGGGTAGCCGGTCAGTTCGATGCGCAGTCCATCCACGCGATCGACGAGGTCTGCATCCGCCCACGCGACACCAGAGGCTCCGGATCGCAGCTCGTAGCGCCAGATGTCGATATCGACTGCGGCCTGCCATCGCAGACGGATCACACCGGCCTCGTAGCTGCCGGTGATCTGCGGCACGTCGCCCGGCGGCAGGAATTTGCCCAGCGGCTCGATCGTGTCGGATACCGGGTCGGACAGGATGCCGACCGTCGAGACGGTGCGCACTTCGATCGTGTGCAGAACACCTTCCTCGACTTCCGGGCTCGGCCACTCCGTTGCGCCGTACTGTGCGGTGCCGTTGAATACCGCTTCGCCATCCACGTAGCCGATGACGCGGTACGAATCGACGTGCGGGAAATCAGCAGGCGCAGTCCAGGACACACGCACGCGCGAGGCATAGACGCCGGTCTGCTTCTGGAACAATTCTTCCGTCAGCGTCAGGCCGGTCGGCGGGACCGGTGCGGTCGGGCTCGGCAGCGACGTATCCGGGAACGTCGGGTCAGTGACGATCTCGTCCGAGTACATCGCCGGGTCGTATTCGGCGAGCGTCAGCCGATAGCGTCCATGCGCGCCCTCGACGCCGAGCACGCGCATGGGCTTTTCGGACAGCCCGACCGGATGCGAGACGGTGACGACATCGCCGGGTTCGGTCTCTACGCCGTCGTCAAAGACCTCCAGCTCGCAGCCGATGTCCTCAAGCGTGAGCTTGTTCAGCCGCTCGACTGCCTCGCGCTCGGCTTGCGACGCATCACGGATGCCCGGAAGCGGGATGTCGGACTCGCGCCGCGGATGCGTTCCTTCGATCACGCCCGGCAGAGCAACGATGGTCGGCACGTCGCGCCACGGCACTTGCGACGTATCGGTCCATGTGAGCCGGATCAGCGTCGGGGTGTCGCGCACGCCGCGCTTGCGGATCGGGCTGATAGTGAGGATGTCGCCGGCCGCGTGGTCGTAGTGCTTGACGACGGATGCCGGGCGGTCGGCGATCAGTCGCCAGCCGCTCGGGCCGATGATCGGGCGCAGACAGCCGGCGTAGGTGCGCAGCGTCTCGATGTGGTCCTCGACCGGCGCAACAGCATCGATCGTGTAGCCGATCGCGCGGCGGGCGCGGCCGTTGATCTGCTCGTCACAGGCATCGGCCGGAGCATCGACGGATGTCCAGTCGATCGTGCGTCCGGCGCCATAGCGGGCATGACCGAGGTAGTCGGCGAGCGCGAGCGCCGGATTCGTGCTGTATGCGGTTGTGTCGGTGCGCGGGTCGTACAGCAGCCGCCCGCGGATCACTGCGGTGATGCGCGACCAGTCCCCTTCTGTCGCGATCGGAATCCGGAAGACACTGTATGCGACGTACGGCAGCGCGTCCTCATAGACCACCGCTTTCTCCGCGAACGCATCGACGAGCCAGCTATTGACCGTCTGCCCAGCCGTGCCGGTGTAGTGCTGCTGTTGCACACCGGCCGGCACTGCCGCGTCCGCGAATGTCACGCTCTCGACGGCATCGATGGGCCCTTCGCCCCACACGCATTGCACGACGTAGTAGCCGGCATGCAGCAGCACGTTGGCGATCTGCGCGCCGATCCGGTCACGGCCGTAGGTGATGCGCAGCGGCGCATTCTCGGCGGCAAGCGTCATCTGCCGTTCGGACGCCGGCCGTGCGGTGCCCGTGAGCGATTGCCGCGGCGCCGGGGCGGTCGTCGTCCAGCGGGCCGCCGGCAAGAACTTCATCGTCGTCATGCTTCGACGATCTCCACGGTGACGCGCCACAGCGCCCGACTATCGATCGGCTCGAATCGCGGCGGGCCGGCGAACATTGCCGTGTAGGTCTGCAAGTCGCCGCGCCAGATGAAGTCGAACGTCACCGTCCTGTTGTCGGCGTAGAACTGGCGCAGCGTCTCGGCTTCAGCGGCGGTCGCAACGTGATCGACTGACCACGCCCGCTTTTCGGTGTCCCACATCGCCCGCGCCCGGATCGTGCCGTTCGTCGCGCGCTCCTGCCGGATGTCGTCGGCAATATCCATGCGCGAGCGCGCCGTCTGCGTGACGCTCGGGTAGGTCGCCATTTACCAGCGCTCCAGGGTGAGTTTCTGTGTGCCGACGCTCAGCACAAAGCCGGCCGGCACGAGCTGATTGAACCCGGCTGATGGGCCGATGAAGCGGCGCGGGCTATAGAGCGTGGATGCGCTCTGCGCAGCGAGCCGGATCGTCACGCGCTCGATGTCCACTTCGGCCTCGTCGGCTTCACCGTCGAAGATCAGCACCGGATCGGCATCGGCAAGAGCAGTTGCATCGGCCGACCACACCCGCACCATCAGCCCGGCGATGCCTGAGCCGAGCACGAGCGCGGCGAAGGCGTCATCGATGTTGCCGAACGTCATCGTGCCGCCGGCGTCCGAGATGCCGCGCAGCTCGACAGATCGATTGCCGATCCACGTATTGCCGTTCCACTCGACATCGCCGACCGTGGAATAGCGGATCGGCGTCGTGAATCCGATCTCGATCAGATGGCCGGGCCGCGTGACGGTAGCCGCGACGGCGTCACCCATCGCGGTGGTGAGAGTGCGGCTCATCGGACGCCGACCTCCGACGCAACGATCTGCATCCGGTTATCCACGGTGATGCGGTCAGGGATCGAGCGCAGCGCAGCCTCGAGACGCTCGGCGACACGTCGCGCCTCTGCAGCCGCTTCGTGCTGCTCACGCGCTGCGGCACGCTGCATCTCTGCGGCCTCTCGCTGTGCCGTCGCAGCAGCGGCCTGCTCATCGGCCGTACGATCCTCGATCGGAGACACCGACAACCGCGATTGCGCGATCGACTCGGCTTCCAGTAGCCGATCGATGAACTGCGTTGCGAGCCGCTTCTGCTCGCCTGAATCCAGTAGACCGAATGCCGTGGTGATGTTGCGATTGATCGACTCGAACAGACGATTGATGTCGTCGGGCGCCGTGGCCTGCGTCAGCTCGCCGAGCAGGCGGTCAGTCTCTGCGTCGAGATAGCCGTACTTGCCGGCGCTGTCGAGCACCGACAGCTCGATGTCGCGGATCGATTGCGCGGTTGTGCGGCTGATCGAGTCGAAAACCTGATCGACGACGGACGCGATCTGCTGGAATGCCGGCGCGAGCTGATACAGGCCGGCGTACAGGTCTCGACCCTCTGTCGTCGTCAGATCGATTCCAGCGGCGAGGCGCTTGAACTCATCGACCGAGCGCGGCATCGTCACGCCGAGCCCGTCGAAGGCCCGGCTCATATCACGCTGCGCACGCTCGAATCGCTCGCTCTCGGTGCTCAGCGCCGAAAACTCGTCCTGCATCATCGCGAGCATTTCGAGCGCGCGATCGCCCTCGTCGGTCATTGACTCGAGCACGGCGCGGAACTGCTCCGGCAGGTCGTCGCCGAAGCTATCGACGATCTCGCCGACGACGGTATTGACCAGCTCGTCGATGCTCGCGCGCGGCAGCTCGGTCTTTACGCCGTTGATCGTGAAATGCTTGTCACGACTGCCGACGCCGACTGCGAGCTGATCGATGGGCGATGTGCCGGATAGGCCGGATAGCTGCTGCGTGAGTGTCAGGAGGTAGCTGCCTAGTTCATCCGCGGCGGTACGGTTCGCTTGATTGAAGCGGCGCGATGATGGGTCGAACGAGCCGGTCTGACGGATCGAGCCGCTGGCGACATCGATGTCCGTGCCTTGCCAGAAGTTGGTGGGGCGTTCGCGGCCGCCGAACAGTCCGCCGAGCAATCCAATTGCCCCGACGATCGGCAGCGCTGCGCCGGCAATCATCCCGAGTCCAGTAGCCGTTCCGCCAGCAGCGCCAAGCAATGAAGCGCCTGCGCTCGCGGTGCCAAACAGGCCGGCACCAGACGAAAATGCTGTGCCCATTCCCGTCAAGAATCCGCCTGCAGCAGTCCCGGCGCCGAGTGCGCTACCGGCTGACAGCAGTCCGCCACCAAGGAACGATCCGATGCCCGGCAGCCCGAAAGAAGCCCCGCCGCCAGCAGATGCCGCAGCAGTGCCAGCCGCTCCCATCCCGCCGCTGAGTACGCCCATGCGAACCAGAATCGGCCGCGTGATCGCCATGTGCGCCAGTTCGCCGAGCAGCGACTTGAACGCATCCTTGATCTGATCCGAGAACGACTTGAAGCTGTCGAACGCGCCTTTCCAAGCGTTCGCAAACGCCTCATCGATGCGCTTGCCAGCCTCTTCCCATGCTGCTGCTACGGGATCGACTTCCACCACAAGCCGCTGAATCGGCTCCTCGACCTCGTAGATCGAATCGCGCAGCATCATCATCTGCTGCTGCAGCTCTTCGACTGACGGGATTAGGCCGCTGCGGAATGCCTGAATGAGGACGCGCGAGCCTTCGGCGAACCGGGCCTGCTGCGAATAGACGGAGTCGTACGAACGGCGCAAGCCCTCGAACGTCTGCTCAAGCTGCTCCTGCGCCCGCTCCTGCTCGCGCCACAGGTTGCTGATGAACTCGCCGAGCTTGTCGACATCCTTCGCAGAGGTCTTCGCGGACGAGCCGGTGCGAACAATGCCATCGGAAAGGATTCCGGCTGATCGACCCGTGCCGCGGAAAATGCGATCGAGTTGCTCGGCGCCAGTCTGAAACTGCTTCGCATTGATCGTGCCGGCTTGATAGAGCGACATCAGGCGCTCTACTGCGGCGTTGTGATCGACGGTCTTACGGCGCGCGTCGCTCAGGACGGATGACAGCGCTTTGTGGGCGTCTGCGGCGCCGAGCACACGGCGCTCGAATGCATCCAGCTCCGCGCGAGCCGCAGCCGCGTCCTCTTTCATCATCTGGCCGATCGCGCTGAATGCGTCGAAATCCAGCCGTGCGAGTGCCGCCAGTTGCGCGGCAATGCCGCCGATCTCGGTTCCTATGCCCTTGAACACGAACGCAACATTCGCGCCAACTACGATGATCGTCTCAAGCACTGTGCGCAGCGCCGCAGACGCGAGGCTTGCGATGTCGCTTTCCTCGCCGATCGCAATGAGCGCGCTCGTCAGCTCATTCAGTATCGGCACCGTCTCATTTGCGAGCACCAGCCCGAAGCTCTTCTGCAGCGCATTCATGCGCGTGAGGTTGTCGTTGAACTCGACAGCAGCTTGTGCGAATGTCGTGCTGACTTCGCCGCCGAATCGGACTAGCTCATCGCCCATTGCGCTGATGCCATCGCGACCGGCATTGAGCGTCGGGATCAGCGCCTGCCCAGCGCGGCTCATCATCGCGTTCGCGGCGGCCATCTTCTGAGCGCCATCCGGCATCTTCTGGAATGCGTCGGCGATATCGAGCAACACCTCTTCTACCGGCCTCATCTGGCCGGCAGAGGTTTTGATTTCGATACCGAGTTGCGAGAACCAGCGCGCCGCCTCGCCCGTGCCGTTCGCCGCAGCATCCATCTGCGTCGAAAGGTTTTTCAGGCCGCGCTCGAGATCCTGCATCGACGCATCGTTGAGCCCGACCGCATGACTCAGACGTGATAATTCTTCCACTGCCACGCCAGTGCGCTGGCTCATCTTGCTGAGTTCGTCAGCGGCATTTGTGGCGTTGCGCACCATCGATACGGCAGCGCCGCTGATTGCTGTCATGGCGATTGCGACGCCCCGTGCCGCAGCCTCAACCGCCTTCTCAATCTCCAGCATCCGCCGCTGTGCATGCTTGCCGGCGCGATCGAGGTCGGTTTGAAACGACCCCGTGCGCGCCAGAAGATCGACGGTAATGGACCCGATGCTCATTTCTTGATCCCCATCGCAGCGAATAGCTGACGATCAGCCGCGGTATGCTCCGGGCGCACGAACGCTTGAGCGTTGTCCAGCAACCAGTCGAGACGCTCTTGCACCTGCTTGCCTCCGGAGAATGACGACGACACGAGCGCAGCCGGCCGGTAGTACCGGTGCATGTCATCGAACGGGCGTAGCGCGTAGAAATCCATCCAGCGCATGAACTCGGCGTGAGTCATAGAGCGCTTCCATTCCGCAACGGTGCGCCCGCCGAGCGCGAGGGCGAGGATGTGCCAAAAAAACTCCTCGCCCTGCGCCTTTAGCCGTTTCCCTGCGTCACCGTGCCCATGCCATTGACGTCGAGAACAGCCTGCAGGATGGCGTTGAGAGCTGCGGTCTTGAGCGTGCGCGCCTTCTCGGTCGTGATCGCCGGCTCGCCGCCCGGGTCGCACATGCTGGCTGCGATCAAGCGAGCCGGCGCCGTGATGCGAACCTCTTCGTCGTCGGACGCGCGATCGGTCATGAACCGCACGAACTCGGCGTAATCGACTTCGCGGAAGTGCAGCTTGTGCGTCTGCCCGTTCGGCAGCTTGACGTCGCGATGCTGCAACTCAGACGAGACGAACAGGTCGTCGAAAGACGCTTCTTTCTTCTTCGCTGTCATCATGGATTACACCGACAGGTCGAAGGTCACAGCGCCCGAGCGCTGGATCGTGATCGAGCCCTTCCAGATGTCGTTGCCCTGGATGTCGATGTTGATGTCCGACACGTAGCCGAAGAAGCGGGCCGATGCGCGCCCGGTCACTTCCTGCAGCATGCCGGCAGTATTGGCGGTCGGAGCGGTCGCAGCGTCGGACGAGTAGATGCCCCACGAGACAGATTCACCGGCCGCGCGCAGCGCGAGCAGCTTCTCGTGCGTGATCTCGTCTTTGTGCAGATTGAAGGCGACCGTCACCTGACCGGGATTGCCGAGGCCGCCGGTGAATTGCCGGTCTTCAGTTTCGTCGAGGTCGGTGATGTCGATCTGATCGCGTGCGCCGCCGAGGCCGCTGATCGAGCTGATGGCGACTGCACGACGCACGGTCGCGCCGGTGTCGATGTCGACGAAATACAACTCTGTGCCTTGGGACTTCAGGACTTTGTCTGCTACGGACATGGCTTTCCTCCGGACGAAAAAAAGCCGCCCTGAAGGCGGCTGGTTGCTGAAACGAAAATGCCGCCCGAAGGCGGCTCAAATCACTGCTGTCTGATGTGTTGCGCTACCGGCCCGACCACCAATCGAAGGCCATGCCGATGCGGTATCTCTGTGTCTGAAAATCACGCTCGTTCGCGACATAGGCGACGAGATGCGCATGCGGCTCCATCGCCGCACGCACTGCTTCTGCGAGCTGCTCGATCTGCGCGTCCGAGTCCGACCAGCAATCGACTTGCACGCGGAACTGGTCGGCCTCTGCGCCCTCCATCGTGTTCTCAGCGGCACCGCCGCCGACGAACCATGTGATGTATGGGGCGGTGACGTTCTGCGGCGCTGCGCCGTGTCGGTAGATACGTGCCGGGCTCGTGCCGACGAATGCCGTCACGGCCGCGACATGCAGGACGGGGAAGATTTGCGGCAGCATCAGCGACGGCTCCTGCTCATCTTGCGCACGATGCGGTCAATGCCCTTGCGCAGTTCAGCGACGACCGTATCGAGCGCCTGCTGTCGTGCTGCGAAATAGGCTGGCGTCGCCCACGGCTTGGCCTGCATGCGCTCGGTGCCGAATTCGAGCCAGCGCGCTGCGGCAATGACGGGCGTGCCGTCTGCATACTTGCGACGAGCGACAAGAACGCGGTAGCGCTCATTCGCGCCGGCACGCTCCGGGCGCGGATCACGACGCACGACGACGGACTTCTCAAGCGTGCCCGTGCTCACGTAGTCGAACCCTTCCGTGTTCGGCTCCGCGACGATCGCCCGGATGTTCGAGCGCATCGCCTCTTGCACGACAAGCCCGCCCTTTCGCAGTGCGGACTTGACCGGGCCTCCGCGGCGACTGACGATCTCCGGCGGCAGCGCCTTCAGCTTGTTCAGCACGTCGTCCAGTCCGCTGATGATCTGTGTATCAGCCATCGCGCAACCCCGTTTCAGCCATGATCGTGATGTGATGCCGCAGCGTCGGGTCAGGGATCACGTCGAGAATGTTGTACCGGGCGCCGTCGTGATAGATGCTCATCTTCGCGGTGACGCCAGCGATCGGCCGGATCGTGAATCGGTACCGTGCCGTCGAGTTCGCTGCCGCAGCGCGCATCACCTCGCCGCCGGACAGCGGATGGATTTCCGCGGCGACGCTCTCTGCGAACGGCTGCCACGCTTCTGCAATAGCGCCCGTCACCGGGTCTTGCGTCTCGACCAGAGAGTCAATGCGGATGCGATGCCGCAGCCGATGTGCCAGACCCATGCCCATCAGACGAAGTGCTCCCGGTAGTGGCCCCATAGCGTTTCGGCTGCGGAGCGGTAGGCTTGGCGCTCGGTTGGCGATGCTTCATAGTCGGCTGCGACCATCAGGACGATGCCTTGAAAGACGTCCTCGGGAACGAAAACCTCTGCCGGAGAGCCAGGGTCATCCAGCGGCACGGTCGGCAATTGCTCACTGCGCAGAAATGCGAGGCACTCCCGGATCGCGCTGCCGATGAGCCGCGCGAGCAGAGCATCATCATCGTTGTGCGTGACACGCAGCGCAGCTTTTACGTCATCCAATTCAACGCTCACGTCAATCTCCGCTCAAGATGTTTGCGATTGCGATGCTGCGCCCGGCCGGTGCCGTGACGACCCGGCCCATGCGGAACTGATTGACCTCGAGAAGCTCGCCAACGATAGTTGCCGCAGCCAGCGCATCCGCACTCATCGTGATCCGCGTCGTCAGCGCCCCCGTCGCGACGGCCTGCGCCACAAGATCCGCGCTCAGTCGCAGCGGCAGCGTGATCACGCCTGACGCGGCGGCCGTCGCCGTGATAGCAGCCGCCAGCGGAATCGCAGTCGTCAGGTCTGCCGACGTGCCCGCGCTCACACTGATTGCCGCAGCACATCGAATCGCCGTCGTCAGATCGCCGTTCGCCGCTGCGCTCGCGGACAGTGCCCCGGTCATCGTCGCGCCAGCCGTCAGGCTCGCATCGGCTAGCGCATTGACGAGCACGGATGCAGACAGCCGGATCTCTGTCGTGAGGTCGCCGCTCGCAGATGCCGACGCGGACAGGTCGCCCGACAGCAGGATGTCGCCGGCAAGCTGGCCGCTCGTCGTCGCACTGCATGCGGCAGCGCCAGCAAGCGTGATGCCGGTCGTCAGGTCTGCGCTCGTGACGGCCGTCGCAGCCGCTGCCGCAATGAACCGGATTTCGGTCGTCAGTGTGCCGCCGACGACGCTCGAGCTGATCGCGTCAGCCGCGAAGCGGATCTCGGTCGTCAGATCACCCGATACACCGGCTGATGCCGACAGACTGCCGGCCATTGTGGAGCCGGTTTGCAGCGCTGCTGTTGTGCTCGCCGACGCAGAGAGTGCGCCGGTCAGGGCGATTTTCGTTGTCAGCGCCGCGGAGGTTGTGGCCGATGCCGTGACGGCTGCTGACAGCGCCGTGTCGCCGACAAACCATCCGTCCGCATCAACAGCCTGCAGCGTGCGGACCCATTTCGTGCCGACCGACTGGAAGAATGCCGGCGACGTGTCCGCGCTCTGCTGCAGCTCGGTGTCGAACGCGACTTTCGCGCCCTGCGATTTCGCCCACCAGACATCTGTGTTGTTTGTCCCGCTCGTGTCGAGTACAGGCGCATCGTTGAAAAACAGAGCGCCCTTGTCGAACATCGCTTGCATGATCGGCGATCGCGTATCGGGGTTATCATCCTCGGGAATGACCCAACATTGAAAATCACTTGTATGCGAATAGAATGCGTGCCACGAAAACATCGCATCCCATCTGCCGCCCGAACCGAGATTTAAATCCGTCGTAATCGCTGATTTGACAGCCCCGATTTCCTGCAACGGCGTGCCTGCTGCCCAATTGCGATTCGGGTCGGTGCTACTGCGAAAATTCGTCCGATGGTGCCCGCCGTAGTATCCGTTCGGGGTCAGGTTGAAGTAGCAAAAGACATCCCAGTTCGCGCGGAAGTCCTGTGCGGCCTGCGACGCGTCGTTGATGATCCAGTCGAGCGCGGCCTTAAACGCCGTGTGTGCGTGACTCTCGCCGGCCGCATGGATGCCGGACAGCATGACAAGCCTGCGCTTCGGCCCGCCGTCCGTCGTGCTGCCACCAAATTCGAGCCTGATCGAATACTGTTCATGCTCGCCGATTGCTCGCCCATTCTCGTCTGTTTCAGCCGGCGAGACGTTATAGACGCCGCTTGCATTTGCGCTGGCGGTTGGACTGGCAATGCTGCTGTAAGTCGTCAGCAGTTCTGTGGCAAGCGTATCCGCTCCGGACTGAGGCCACAGTGGTTGCGTCGCCAGATACACGCGGCCCGCAGGCAGCGGGTCTGTGAACTGACACGTCATTACACCAGACGCAAGGGTGCGTGATGGCGCCTTCGTCCATGTAATGAAATCTTGCGTCCAGAGCAATGCCCATGCGGGTGTAGGTGCCGTGCTGCTGATACGTGACGACCAATTCATTTCGAATATTGGTCGCTTTCCGCCCGCGTTTTCTACTGCCCAGTGCAAATGCCGCCAGCCGCCGGCAGCCGTGCGGTAGTCCACATAGACGGTCGGCTCATCACTCTCGGCGTTCGTGATGACAACCTTAGCCGGATCGACGTTGCCGGCATCGATGTCGGTGACGACCGTAATCGCGCCGCTGTATGCCGGTCTGAACTGCGCAAGGCCGGCACTCCATGCCGGGCGAAACTGCGCGAGCATTACCCGATATCCTCGACGAGCAGGCGCCCGGCGAAGGTGGGCGAGTCACGGTGATCGGTGCCGTCGAGCTTGTACAGCAACAGGAAGCCGGGGTCGTCGACATTCAGCGTCGTCGTCGCCTCGAGATCGATCGTCAGCACTCCACTTCCGTCCGTCTGCGCGGTCGTCGTCTCGTAATCGGGCGCGCCACTCGGCTGCGACGCATCCCACCACAGCACGCGGATGTCGGTGATCGCGCCGACTGCCGTTGCGCCGCTATGCAGCGTGATGCTCACGCCGCGCACGACGACAGACGTTAGCGTGCCAGACAGCGCAGCAGACGCGGAAAGATCGCCAGCGAGCGCGATGATGTAGTCGAGCGTGCCAGAGACGGATGCGCTCGCAGAGGCCGACGCGGCAAGCGCAATGCCGGTCGTCAGATCGCCAGCCGCTGACACACTTGCAGATACGCTCGCCTGCAACCCTTGCTCGCCGCCAAGCGCCGTGTTCGGTGGCAGATCGCCTTCGACCAGCGTCGCACGCGCCACTGGCGTATAGGCATTTGGACTGTAATCCTGCCCGTTCGCCCAGCACAGGATCAACCCGTCAGGAACCGACAGCGGGCCATCGGCCTGCGCTTGCCGTAGCTCGGTCAGCGTCAGTACACGATTCCATCGTGCTACATACGCGACATCACCGTCAAGATTCCGATCAAGCCCCCGCCGATTGAACAGATACAGTGGTTTGCCGACAGCATCAATAGGCGTACCGCCGCTATTCGGACCGATACCCGAATAGCCGACTTCTGCTAATTCGGCGCCGACACCAGCATATAGCAGGATTCCGGACGCTTGATTACCTCCGTCCCATGTGCTGGCGTAATGCCCCCATGACCCTGTCGTCGTGCTGTTGTTCGCGCCCTCGCGATACGGACGCGACGTGTTCAAGCCGCCACCTGAGCATGACCCGCCGAACGTCAGTCTCGGGCTGCCAGAGTTGTCGAAAATGTACAGCCGGTGACCGTCGATTGACGATGACGGCGTGCGCCCGAATACATAGCCGTTCCCGTTGCCGCCGGCCCCGGTGATTTTCGTATAGACGAGACACGTCTGCGCAATGCTCGTGTCGTTGGCATCGTCACCGAGATTGACGTAATAGCCCGAGCTACTGCGCTCGGATAGCGTGATCGTCGTCATCAGTCAGTCTCTGCCCTGAATCGTGCGTACTCCATCAGCCCGCCCGGCGTCCATTGCCGCGAGGACGGCAGCCGGCACGCCTCGGCAACCCACTCCGAGCACAGCCAGCCGCGCGGCTCATGCCACGGCAGGCGCACGACATGCTGGCTGATGAGATCGAGATAGCCGTAGCGCTCGCCCTCGGTGCGCTCGAAAAACGCATGGGCATGAGCAATATCAACCCATGGCGCCGGAATCAGCGTCCAATGCGCAGGCCCAAGGTTGATCGCCTTGCGACGCACCCCGCCGTCGCGCAGGCTCGACGAATAGCACTGGCCGGCGACAACCAGCTCGACGTGCGAGAACTCGGACTTCGTCCACCAGCACACGATGCGTCCGGGGATGTCACGGATAGACTTGTGCGGCATGTAGCCGGCGATCCAGACGCTCATTGCTTGTCCCCTTTGCGCCGGCCGCGCATTTCCGCAAGATCCACGCGCCAGAAGCCCGACCAGTCGCCGCCGTCGATCACCTCGCCCCACGGCATGACATGGCCGGCGGCGCGATCGATGTAAGCGAGCTCGTAGCCCTGCCGGATCAGTAGCTGACAGATCAGCCACATGTGCCGACGCTTGATCTCGCCCGCGAAGCCAGAGAGCTTGGCGACACGCGCTGAGAGCCGCGTCACCGTGCCGACGCCGATGTATGCAGGATGCGACTCGCTCGGGACGTGATCTAGAAGCCGGATCACTCCGACCACCGGCTCCCACGTCACCGCGGCAACGCCGTCCTGCATGACATCAACGTGGCTCATCACAGCACCCCGTTCGCAATCCACTTGAACGCGACCGGCCCGGAGACTTCGAGGAACTGCACCTCGCGGCCGGTGCCCTTGCGCTGCGAATACGCGGACGCCTCGGGCGGCTTCCACTTGCACGAACGGAAACGCACCGGCCGCTCGCCCGCGAAATCTCTGCCCCACGCCTTCGCGTCGGCGAACGTGCCGGCGTACAGATAGATCGCCACGCCGCGCGGCTCCTGTATCTGCACTTCGACCATCTCGACGGCGCGCGGCATGGCGCTTACGCGAACGTGACGGTCAGATCACCGATCGCGAACTCCGGAGCCGGGTCGCCGTTGTTCACCGTCTTCGAGGCCGATAGCGCACCGTGGAACAGCATGTTGCCGGCGGTCGAAGCGTCCATGACGGCAAAGTGCGTCACGCTGCCCCAGTTCGCCGTGGGCGCCGGGAATGTGATCGCAGCGGCGTTGCTGGTCACGCCATTGCCAGCAGCAGGCGCAGCCCAGTTCGCGTCAGCCGGATCGAGCTGTGCGCGGGCGTAGCTGCCGCCCGTCACTTCCGTGCCGCCGCCGGCATCGTTCGGCGCTGCAGTGAAAAGCGCGACATACAGTGCGCTGGGCTTGGTGAAGGAGCCGGTGCGGAAGATGTGCTTGATCAGCTCGCCTTCCAGGTAGTCGCTCATTGCGGACATGTTGAGTTACTCCGTGGTGATGGAAGATACAAGTCGGCGTCTGAGCCGATCCATTCCCGCAGCAGCCTCCCGTCTTGGTCGGCTGTACCGCGAAAATCTGTGCTGTGCCCGTGCCCGATCCCGGCCCGTCCGGACATGCCCTTGATGCCGACGACGCGACGCCCGGCAATCAGCCGCTTCGGGTAAGCGAACGTGCGCCACAGGCGCATATCGATGAACTGGTCGCCTGATCGGCAGGCTTCTCGGAAAAGCTCGTATGCCGCAGGGCCGCGTAAAGCCGTTGCACACAGGCTCGCGTGCTGGTGATTGCGCATCGTTCTGCCGACTCTGCGGCCGACGTTGTAGTACGCTGCATCTGACTCGCCGACGAGCTCTGCACAATCAAGCTCGCATGCGACCGTCTCGAGCCAGTCAGGCGCGTACCAGTCGTCATCCTCGATCACGGCAATGGGTTGCAACGGGTCGCAGCATGCGAGCAGATACAGCAGGTTGCGATGCTGTGAGTTGCCGACAAGCGCGGGCAGTCGATGCACATGCAGCGCGTATCCACTCCTGCGGAACGTCGCCGGCATCGGCTCAAAACCGTCATCGACGACGTGCCACTCGACATGGCCGGCGTAGGTCTGACGCTCGATGTAGCGCTGACACAGATCCCACTGCCGCGGCCGATCGCCGGTCGGAGTGATCAGTTGCAGCATTTCTGCCCGACCGCAAACACATGGATCGGCATCGTGCGCTTCGTGTCGCCGGGCTCACCGTGATCGTTGAGCCAGATCGTCGTTTCGCCGCCGTAGGCGGTCGTGACGCTGGTAAATCCAGAGCGCGTCAGCAGCGCATCAAGACCCGATCGTGTGAAACGCCAGTAGTCATCCGGGTAGCCATGCTCGGGGAACGCGAACAGCGTTGTAAGCACAACCCACCCTCCCGGCCGTAACACGCTCGCGATCTCGTCGAGCACTTTCCACGGGTCGCGCGCGTGTTCGAGCATCTCGGAGCACAGCACGCCACTGAACCGCCCCTCCCAGTCGTACGGCAACGTCTCGGCGTCGCACACCATATCGACGCCATCGCCGGCCTGCATGTCGATGCCGATCCACTGCCCGCACGAGAGATCGCGATTGACTTGCCACCACGCGCCCGGAATCGTCTTGCGCGAGCCTATCTCCAGCACATCGTCGCCGAGTTTGTCGGCATGCTGTTCGATCCACGCGCGCACACGCCCGCGCACCGAGTCACTCGGCATTCGCTTCATTCGTCACTCCGTTGGAAAGCAGTCGAGCGCGCTGTTCGGCGTGCGGTTGATAACGCGGATGTGCGGATGCTGCTCAGCCCATTCGCGGTACTGACGGAGATGCACCGCACGGCGCGGCTCGGTCGTGTTCGCCAGCCCGTTCGCGTAGGCGCCGAAGTAGTGTGAGCCGTGCATGTCGAAGCCGTGCAGATCGATGCTCGTCGCACCGAGCCGCACCGCGACCTCCAGCGCGAGCATGCCGCTGTTCCATCCGGTCTTTGCGCCGGCTACACGCTCGACACCGTCGATCTCGTTCGCGCTGAACTTCCGCCCGGCGAACTCGAATGCATGCGGATTCGCACGCCACCATTCGTAATCATTGGCAACGAGAAAACCGGCCCATGGCGCAAGCTCGAAGCAATTGTTGATGACGCCGCAGAACCGACCGCGCAGCGAATCCGCCAGGGCTTGAGACATGCTCGGCCCTGGCGCCAACAGAACGACGTGCATCAATAGCGCTGGGCGAGATCCTTGCCGGGGCGGCCGGTGTCGCCCTTGTCGCCCTTTTCGCCGGGCTTGCCGTCACGACCATCGCGACCAGACTTCACGGCGAGCCGCCATTCGTCGTTGTTGGCGCCGGGAACGGCCGTTGCGCCATCCCTCTGAGCAATCCAGAACGAGCCACGGTGCGTCACGCCATCGCAACGCTGATACGTGCGGTCGGACTGATAGACGCCGCGGTCAATGACGACCGGCACGGTGATCGAGCGCTCTTTGACGACATCGCCGCTGACGAGTCGCATCGTGATTGTGCGGTCCCCGTCGTAGCCCAGATTGATGTCTTCGAGGCTCAGCCCGTCGCGGCCGTCCTTGCCGTCACGCGGCTTCGGCATGTTGTCGATCGCGCGCTGCAATGTGTCTTGTGCGCGGCGCTCGAACTCCAGCGCCCACTTCGATACCGCAGCATCGAGAATCGGCATCACGTCATCGAGCGTGACGCTCTTGCCGTCCGCGCCGCGCTCTCCGGGCTTGCCGTCTGCACCGTCTTTCGGTCGCGGCCATGCGTCAAGCGTCTTTCGCACCTCGTCGAGCAGCGTCGGCATGACCTCGTCTGCTGTGACGCTCTTGCCGTCCGCGCCGCGCTCTCCGGGCTTGCCGTCTGCACCGTCTTTCGGTCGCGGCCATGCGTCAAGCGTCTTTCGCACCTCGTCGAGCAGCGTCGGCATGACCTCGTCTGCTGTGACGCTCTTGCCGTCCGCGCCGCGCTCTCCGGGCTTGCCGTCAGCGCCCTTCTCACCACGCTCTCCGGGGTCTCCCTTGTGGCCTGCCTCGCCTTTTTCGCCACGCTCTCCAGATTCTCCGCGCTCGCCTTTTTCGCCTTGCGGGCCGGGCTCGCCGCGCTCTCCCTGATCGCCCTTCTCACCGCGCGGCCCCGGCACAGCCCGCATCTGCTCGACGGCATCGATGCGCTGCGAGAGCGTGCTGAAGGCCACTGCGACATGATCTTTCACTACATCCGCAATCGCCTTCATCATCGCCGTCATTTCACGCGTACTGAACATTGCGCAGTTCCTTGTCGAGCAAGTAAGCGGCCAGCAACGCGCGCGCTTCGGCTTCTTCTTCGTCGGCTTCAGGGTCTGTCTCATCGCTCGGCTGCGGCGCCGCGACGCTCGGTGCGTCGGCGATGATGTCGCGCCGTGCAAGCTGGGCGAGCGACCAGTTCTGCTGTTGCATCAGAGGCGAGTCGCCGCCTTCGACGGGCTCGAGATCCTCTTTCAGCCGTGCCTCATTCGGAGCCATCCAGCCGCCGCTGATTGCGTCGGAGTAAGCCTTGTATCGGGCTGCCGTATCCATGCGCAGCAGCCCGTCCATATCCAGCTCGACGCCGATCGACCGGCCGTCAAGCCCCAGCCCTTCGTCAAGCACGACCTCCATGTCTTCGATGTGCTTTTGCAGCGTCTGCTTGTAGTAGCTCAAGTGCATCGATTCGACGTTGTTGTACGTCGGAGCAGCTCCGATGCCGACCATGAACGGCGGGACATGGAACGTGCTGCACACGATCTCCGCAGTGATCTTGAGTTGCTCGATGAGCTGCGCATCGACCGCCGACATGGACATCGGTTGGAACTTCAGGTCGTCGCCGAGTACGGCAACCTTGCCGTAGTTGTCGCCGCCGTAGTTCGTCTGCCAGGACTCGCGCAGCCGCGTTGCAACTTCGTTGCTGATCGTCTTCGGCGCAGTCAGGATTCCGCTCGGCATGGCGTTGTTGCCGAAAAGTTTTGACTGGTTGCGCTGAATTGCGAGCCCCTGCTGTATCGAAAGCCCGGAAGCAAACAGCGGGCTGATACCAACGAGCGGATGGAAAAGACAGCTCATCCGGTCGTGAATGACCTCGCTCGCAGGCACGGTGATCTGCTCTTCCTGCACCCCTGCGAGATTGTCGCGCCGCAGTTGATAGAACACGTCGCCACTCTCGGCGACAAGCACCGTTACACGCGTCGGATCGAGGATGTAGAGCCGCGCGACGACGCCGCGGTTATCGCGCTCCTTGAGCACGTAGGTATTGCCGCGCGAGAGCTTAGACAGAATCCAGAACTCTTTGAACTGGATGTGCGTCTGGTACGCATTCGGCTTGCGCAGCACTGGCGAGAACGCAGCGCGCTCGATCTCTTTGCGCACCCCTGACGGCTGTTTCTCGACCAGCCTGTATCGAACCTTGGCGATGTCGCTCGCAATCAGCGTCGTGCATGCGTATGCGGCGTGATACGCCAGCGCAGTTTCCGCGCTGATCTGCTCGTTCTGCTGCCACGCACCGGCAAACGGCTCGCGGATCAAGGGCCACCACGTCCCGCGCTGATCGACAGGAGATAGCGCCTTTGCAATCCAGGCGCGGGCGCGCTCGAACATCAGCCTTCAGCCTTCATGTCACGGCGCTTGTACGGACGGCGCGGCTTTGCGGGTGCTGCATCTTGAGACTTCTCAGGCTCCGGCTCTGCGGCAACGTCCTCCACATGGACGACGGCACGGCGCAGCGCACGCAGCAGACGAGCGTCCTTGTCACGTGCGTGGAACACTTCGCCGGCATGGACGGTACGCCCGCCATACGTGTGCGATTTGAGCGCCTTCATCTTCATGTGCTTGTCCTCATGAAAACGGGGCGACCGAAGCCGCCCCGCTCATTGCGCAGATTTAGGCTGCGTCGCCCCAATTCACCGCCTGGAGCAGCGCGACGCCCGAGTCGCGGCGGCGCTTCCAGTTGATGACGCGCTCGGCGCGGATACCGACAGAGTCGGTCTGCCACAGGCTCACGAGCTGCGCCGCTTGCGGGGTGCCGATCGACGATCCGTTCGGGTCGTCAGCCATCTGCAACGAAGCTTCGCGGCTCGCGTCGATCATCACGCCGCCCTCGTCGCCGAGGTAGATGTCCTGCGCGTTGATGAGTGCGACACGATGCCCAGCCGACACAGCGGGCACATGCTCCGACGCGATGATCGGCAGGCCGTGCAGCGTGCCGCCCATCATCGTGACGCCCGGAAACTCCGGCTGTCCGAGCGGGTTCATCATCAGCGACAACGCCAGAGCCATCGTGCTCGACATCACGAACACGCCGGAAGTCGGCGCGTTGTTCGCGGCTATGAATGCGCCGAAGAGCGCCTTCAGGTCAGCGCGCACCGCGTCGGCGTCGTTGCCGCTCGAATTGACCGCGCTGATGCCGTTCGTGATCGAGGCCGGCGACACGCCGGACGAAGCGGTCTTCGCCGGGTTGATGAAGTCGATGTCGAGGCGCTCGATCAGCGCGGCAGCCAGCGCGTTGCGAACCATCATCTCCGCGGACGGATTGCTGTAGCGCAACGCTTCTTCGGTCAGGACGGCGATATTCGCCACCTTCAGCGGCTCGAGCGTCGTGCGCGTGAAGTCGAACTTGGTCAGCGGCTTCGCCTTGCCTTCGCCGACCCAGTAGCCAGCGCCGCCGGACGACTGGCCGAGCAGCGGGACACGGAACGGAACGTTGTTCAGGCTCGGCACGCCGCCCTGGCCGAACTTGCCGACGATCGTCTGCGGACGCAGGAACTCGGCGAAGTCGGCGAACACGCCCGACTCGTCGCCGACGAGATTGCCGACCCATGTCGTGTCAGTCGTCGAGCCGGCTGCGACAGCGGCCTTGACGATATTGACGATGCGCTGGTCGTCCTTGTAGTCCTTCTCGGCGATCTTCTCGGCTTGCACCAGATTGCCACGGGCCAGAGCCACGCAGCGCACGAAGCGCGCGAATGCGATGCCCGGCACTTCCTTTTGCCGCAGAGCGACGACAGACGACACGCCAGCCCGCGATTCCGCAGCCTTCTTCGGGGTGTCGCCCTCTGCCGGAGTGGCCTTCTGTGCGACGATCTTTTGCAGCTTGCGCAGCCGCACGAGATCCTCGTCGAGCGACTTCACATCTGCCTCGAGCTCATCGAACGTCGATTGCTCATCGGCGTCCATCGAGCGGCCTTCGTCCATCGACTTCTCAACGATGGATTCCAGTTCGGCGGCCTTTGCCGAACGCGTAGCCTCAAGGGCTGCGATTTGTTCTACGAGATTCATTTTTCGCCTCACGTTTCAGGAGTTGCACAACACGTTTTCCCGAAACGCCGGGCGAAGAATTGCCATCAGCATTGCTGTGCCCACGCGCGGGCAAATGCTTCTGGTCAATGGATTTCACGGCCGCAATGACGGCCTCGGAGTTCGCCGGAATCGTGACCAGCGAAAGCTCCATGATTTCTGTCTTGGTGAATTTGATGCCGCCGGTCTTCAGCACTTCGTATCCGTTATCGAGGACACGGAAGCCGATCGACACAGCGTTGATAAGCCGGTACTTGAGCGAATGCAGCGCCTCGTCGATGCGCTCTTTCAGTCGTCCCGCTTCGGATACGCGGGGAATGGACGCGGTGAATGCAATGCCCGCCTTCGTCGGACGATCAAACTTGACGTGGCCGATCGGCTGGTCGTGCTGGTGCTGCCACAGCAGCGGCATGGACTCAGAGAACTGCGCACCTTCCGGCACAACGACATCGCCCATGCGATCCGGCGTCGGCGTCGTCGCAATGCCAGTGATCGTGACGTGCTCGGCAGACTCGTCGAATGCCTTGATGTCGAGGATGCTGTATGCGCGTTCCATAACGTTCGCCCACAAAAAAGCCCGCTCAGTGGCGGGCTTTTGGTGAATTCAGTCTTCTGCGTCGTCAGATGAAGAACATCTGGTATTCGGGCTCTTCTTCGACTTCTGCTTTATGCGGCATCACGCCGACAGCCATTGCCAGCGCGACCATTCCGTCAATGCGGCCGGTCGTCTTCGTTTTCACGAACTTGCGGTTCTCTGCCGGGTCTTGCACGCACGTCGCATTCATCGCGCACATCGTCAGGACGGGATGCCCGCCGTGACGGATCTTGCTGTTCAGCAATCGCGACTCCAGTTCTCGGAGCGCCGGGCTCATGCTCACGAAGCCCTGACCGAACTCGACGAAGCGCTCGATCTCTGCTTCCTCGAATCCGACTCGCTCGAGCCACGGCTTCAAGAACTTCATGTTGTAGCGGTCGAAGCCGATTGCCTCGATGTCGTATCGGTCGAACACGTCACGCAGGTACGCGGCGATGAACTCGTATTCGATCGACTTGCCCGGCGTCGTCTGCAAGCAGCCTTCTCGCGCCCACACGTCGTATGGCACGCGATCCGTTCGGCTCTTGTCCTCAAGCCCCTCTCGCGGGAGCCAAAAGGTCGGATGCACGTCGCCATGCTCGGACATCAGCACGAGCGCGGTCAGATCGCTGACGCTCGACAGATCTAGCCCGCCATAGACGCGCTGGCCTTCGAGTGGCTTAGGCGCGTCTGCGCACGCCAGCCAAACGGCACGAGTGACAAACGGGCTTCTCGCCTCGACGCGCTGGTTCAGAATCAGGTTGCGGTAGCTCGCCTCTTGCGACGGCATGCGCTTGGCCGTCTCAGCCTGCCGCCGCACTTCCTCCTGATTCATGAAGTCGTCGAAGTGCGGATTCGCCGCGCGGATGGACGCGTCCGAAAACGGATCGGCATCGATCGGTGCTGTATGCAACACGACCTTGACGCGCGGGTCAGCTCCGGTCAGCGCATCGTCAATCAGCACTGACAGCAGATCAGCGTCTGTCGGCGCCTGTGTGCTGATCACGATCGACAGCGGCTCAGCTTGCGCCGCGCTAGCTGTCTCGAGTGCTTCGTACAGCTCGCTGCGCGGCCCCTTTACCTGCCCGAGCTCGTCATGGACGGTGAATACCGGAGACAAGCCGTAAGCTGTGCTCGCATCCGCAGACAGCGCCCGGTACAGCGTCCCCAGGTCAGCGCAGTAAAGTTGCTTCGCGGTATCACGCACCGTCACCACGGACGACAGATCCGGGCTCATGCGCACGCACTTCGCCGCAAGGCTGAACAGGATCGACGCCTGATCGCGAGACTGCGCCGCGCTGTAGAGCTGGCTGTTCGGCCGCGCCTCCGGGCCGCAGAGATGCAGCAGCAGGAGGAATGCTGATACGGCCGTTTTGGCGTTCTTCCTGGCCATCGACAGGATGAACATCCGCGTCGGCGTGTCGTAGATCGTTTTGATCCACTTGCGCTGATGCTTCGTCAGCGTCACCTGACGCCCGACTAACCTGCCTTCAGGTACCCTGCAATGGGCCTCTATCCATGCGATGTTCCGCTCGCCACGCGTCAGCCTTCGTCTGCGAACTCCCACGGCTTGCGTTTCGTGCCCTTCTTCAGCACGGTCGTCGCGTTTTCCGCGCGCACGCTTGAGCTTGTCGCGATCCGCAGCTTTGTTGCCAGTGTCGCGATGACGCCCTGGTTTCGAGCTGCCATCGCTTGCAGTCGATCCCATCGTTTCAGTCCGTCATCGTCAGCGACCCAAGACGGGTCGAATGCATCAAGCTGCGCGGCGATCTTGTCGCCCAGCACAACCGCGCGGCAGTATTCGACGAGCAGCCGATATGCCTCCGGCTGAATCAGGTCGCCAGCACGCGAGGCAACTACGCGTCGCCATTCGTGATCTTCTTCAGGGGTGAGATATGCCGGCGGCTCCGGCATCTTTTGCAGTGCCGCCACCGGCGCAGCGACAGCCAGAGCCGCCGCAGATGTCTTGCCGCGCGCTCCCATCGCATGCTCCAGAACTACAGGTTAATGAAAGAAGAGT